CCATATAATTCATGGACATTAAATGATTCCGATTGGGTATGGGAATCTCCTGTTGCATATCCAGATGATGGAAATGATTACAGCTGGAATGAAGACGAACAAAGATGGGAATAGTAGTTTACTTTTACTGCATTCTATGATATAATATATAATTATATCTGGAGTATATTATGATTGATTTGAAATCCATCCACGAAATGTGGGCAAAAGACTGCATTATCGATTCAAACGAACTCGATAAATCCTCACGCGAACAACCTCTCTTACATGCAAAATATCTGGAGCTTCTTTCAACGTATAAGCTCCAACTAAAACGTGCCGAGTTTCAACAGAAAACTTTATTAAAACAGAAATGGTTATACTATAATGGTAAGATGGATCATGAAACCTTACAGGAACTTGGTTGGGAAGTTGATCCTTTTAACGGTCTTAAAATACTTAAAGGTGAGCTTGATTATTATTATGATAGCGATCCTGAAATTCAGAAATCTGAAGAAAAAATACAGTACTATAAGACAGTTATAGATACATTAACAGACATAATTAACAATCTTAACTGGCGTCATCAGACGATATCAAATATAATTAAATGGAAACAATTCGAGTCAGGTTACTAAATTATGCATTTATGCATGTAGACTGTGACTTAGGTACAGCTCAAGAACTAAACGAGTTTTTTAGTTTTTTTGTGCCTGGTTATAAATTCATGCCAGCATTTCGAAATAAGCTTTGGGATGGTAGAATACGTCTTTTTGCGATGTCTACTCAAGAATTGCCAGCTGGATTATTTAGCCATCTGCTAAAATTCTGTGAACACCGCGAGTATGAACTACTAGTAGAAGATTCGAAATTTTATGGCAAGCCTGACGATTGCAATACTCTTAATATAAATGAACTATACGATTACATCACTTCGTTAAATCTTCCATTTGAAATAAGAGATTACCAGTTTGATGCAGTAGCAACCGGTTTGCACCGCAAACGAGGAATACTGCTGTCACCAACTGGATCTGGCAAATCTCTAATTATATATGTTCTTATACAATATTATTTAGATCTTTTATCAATCAATAAGAAAATATTAGTTATTGTGCCAACCACTTCGCTTGTTGAACAAATGCATAATGACTTCGCACAGTACGGAATGGATACTGAAAACGAATGTCATAGGATTTATTCCGGCAAAGATAAAAATACTTCGAAAAATGTTATAATCAGTACATGGCAATCGATTTATAAATTGCCTAAACAATGGTTTCAACAATTTGGCATGGTAATTGGCGATGAGTGTCATGGCTTCAAGTCTAAATCACTTATGTCTATTATGAATAAAGCATGCGATGCTGAATATAGATTTGGAACTACCGGCACATTAGATGGAGCTCAAACACATGAACTCGTACTCCAAGGTTTATTCGGTAAAATATACCGCGTTACCACAACAAAAACCTTACAAGATAACAATACTCTCGCAAAACTTGATATTAGGAGAGTCGAGCTTTTATACGACGAGAAGTTTAGAAAATCATTTGGCAAACAAACCTATCAACAAGAAATAGATTTTATTGTTACACACCAGAAACGAAATCAGTTTATAGCTAATCTTTCAGTAGATCTAAAAGGTAATACACTAGTGCTATTTCAATTTGTAGAAAAGCACGGGAAAGTTTTATTCGACGTTATAGATAATAAAGTTGATAAAGGTAGAAAGGTATTTTTCGTTTCTGGATCAACAGACACTGAAGATAGAGAAGCTATCAGAGCTATTGTAGAAAAACAAGATGATGCTATCATAGTTGCATCGCTAGGAACATTTAGTACTGGTATTAATATTAAGAACCTTCATAATATCATATTTGCATCACCAAGTAAATCACAAATAAGAGTATTACAAAGTATTGGTAGAGGATTACGAAAAAGCGATGATGGTAGAACGACTAACTTGTATGATATTATAGATAATTTATCATGGAGAGCTCGTAAAAACTTCGCGTTCTTACACTCTATTGAGAGATTAAAAATGTATAAAAAAGAAAATTTTACGTTTAAAACAGTAAAGATAAATTTAAAAAATGACACTTGATATTAAACAGTTAAAACTAACTAATAATGATGAAATCATATGCGAAGTTGTACAATACTCTGATGACGAAAGTGCAGAGATTCTTGTTCGTAGATGCATGAGAATTATCGCTGTAGATGATTATGAAAACAGTGTCAGATATTATACCTTTAAACCTTGGGTAACATTTCAAGATGACTTAAGCGAATTATCTGTGCTAAATGGAGTGCATGTTATATCTGAAACCACTCCTTCTTCTACAGTGATGCATCATTATGCTGCTTCTTTAATTGAAACTGACAAGATAAATAAACTTAAATCAAGCGGAGTTGATATATCAGAACTAGCAGACGATATATCTGAGCTTTCAGAAGAAGAAATGGATGCCTTCATCGATGCAAAACTAGAATCTTTAGATGAAAATAGTTCTGATTCGAATGAAGCAAATGTAATTCAATTTAAACCACGGACGACAATGCACTAATGGCTTTTTTAATACATCCCCTTCCACCTACACCAGTATACGTTAGAAAAGAATACCTATACGATTTAGAAACAGGCCACGGTGAGCTCACGCCGGGCATATGGGTATCAGCTAAATCAATAACAGGAAAAGCACTTTACTTTGAAACTCTTCTTACAGAATACGGAGCTTTATATGACAAACTTCCTATATCTGCTTTTTTATGGAAAGATGACTACAATCCTGATGATCTACTTCCTCTTGATGTTTTGCAACTTTGGGATTGCTTTGATTATTACTTAACTGTCACGCAAAAACCTCTCCTATCTAATTGTGAATTTTTCGGTAAAGATAGAAAAATGCATACAGGAGAATATGAATTTACTATCGATAATTGTCATCAGGATCATTCTCTTTTAGATACTAATTTTTCTGAACACGATCCGGAGCATAAATCGTTTAACGTTATTCGCTTAGATAACGGACAGTTTGCTGCACAACCAAACAACCGCGTAATCTGGCGAGATAGTAGTTTAATTCCTTCGAAGCTAAAAACGCCAGACTTTAAAGTATGTACTCAAAACTATCGTGTAGAAACAGAACCAAAATGGTCTGTTGGACATACAGATGAGTGGCAGTATAAAACACTCGAAGAGTAGTATCTCCCTACCGGAAAAACCTTAATATTATTATACCATATTCTCCGGAAAAGTACACCACTATTTTTCACATTAAGAATAAAATTATAGGGTGTACAATTACAGCAAATTAGTATATAATTGATCTATATAATTAAAGGAGGCGACATGGCACGCACAAAACGCGCAAGCATACACTATGTAAATAATGCCGAGTTTTCTCAAGCTGTTGTTGACTATGTTACAACAGTACAAGAAGCTAAGAAAAATGAACAACAACAACTTCCCATTGTACCTGACTATATTGCCAGCTGTTTCTTACGAATAGCTGAGGGTTTGTCTCACAAATCTAACTTTATTCGCTACACATATCGCGAAGAAATGGTAATGGATGCTGTTGAAAATTGTTTGAAGGCTATTGAGAACTACAATCTTGAAGCAGCAACAAGAACTGGCAAACCAAACGCATTTGCTTATTTTACTCAAATTACTTGGTACGCATTTCTTCGACGTATTGCAAAAGAAAAGAAACAGCAGGACATTAAACTCAAGTATTTAACAAAATCTGGCATTGAAAATTTTGTTGATAATGTACATGGCGATGACATGTCTCAGCAAGTAGTCGGAGCGTTTGTTGATACACTTCGTGATCGTATTGAAAAAGTAAGACATGTTGATGTTGAAGTTAAAGAGTTATACGACGAAGATAAAAAGAAAAAGAAGCGTAAAGTAAAAGCAGACTCAGATTTATCGGACTTTTTAAAATGAAAAAATTATGGAATAAAGTAAAGTATTACTATCTTACACACGATGGTATTGAAATGCTTTTGTTTGCATGTGTATTTGGCTCTTTCGGCTGGATGGCTT